CATTTGCTGGAGCCATGATCACAGACATCGCAGCGAGTATCCACCACGAAGACGAAGAAATAAGTATCATAGAAACAGAACCTACACAGGAGAACGAACCCATGTCAGAGCCAACAGTCCCAGCAGTAGAAGCAACAATTCCAACTGCACCAATTCCAGCAAAAGCAAAGCGTGAATTTAAGATGCCATCGGCTGGCGAATTTATGGCTGCTTATCACATTGGCGGAGACACATTCTCCAACATGAACGCAGCAGTCGCAGAATTTTCCGCATCACAGCGCACCGCACTTCAAGCAGCTGCAGGCGATGTCCTTACCTCGGACACGCCCGGCCTCTTACCTGTTCCGGTGCTTGGGCCATTGGTGCAGGATCTAAACTTCTTGCGCCCTGTAGTCGAGGCTGTAGGCGCTCGCGCTTATCCTGACAACGGTCGTTCAAAGACTTTCACTCGTCCAACAATCACGACACACACAAGCGTCGCTGCACAATCAACCGAACTTTCTGCAGTGTCAGCGACCACAATGGTCATTGCCGCAAATTCCATCGGCAAAACTACTTTGGCAGGGCAAGTGAGTTTGTCCTCACAAGACATCTCGTTTACCAGCCCCGAGGCGATGTCATTGATTTTGAATGACTTGATGGGCGAATACATGATCGCATCTGACAACAAAGCAGCGGACGACTTGCTCAGTGCAGCAAACTCGTCGGGCGTTTGGGACGGAACAGTTGCCGACTTGCTCAAGAGTGTTTATGACGCAGCGAATGATGTATCGGCAAATCGTAACTGGATGCCGACACACATGTTCGTCTCTGTAGATGTTTGGTCACAACTCGGTCAGCTTGTAGACACGACCAATCGACCAATCTTCCCATTTATTGGCGCAGGACTTACAGGCCAGAACGCACTTGGCGGTGGAAGTGCAACATCATGGAACGGCACGCCACTCGGCTTGCAGTTGGTAGTTGATAGCAACTTTGCTGCAAAGACCATGATCATCACCCGAGTCGGTCAGGGACAAGGCGATGCTTACGAATTTTACGAAAGCATTCAGGGCCTGCTTAGCGTGGACACGCCTAGCACGCTGGGCAAAACCATGAGCTTTCATGGCTATGTCTCAACCTTTGCTGCAATCGGTGGAATGATCCGCAAGATCACACAGGCTTAGTCGAGAGCGGGGCTACCGCTCATGGCTGTTTACAGCATTACGCAGAAATACCTCATAGACAACTACGCCGTAGTTCAACTTCTTACCGATGCAGAAATTGAACTCGGCGCAAGTGTCGTCCTTGCCGGGGTAGATGCAACCTTTAACGGAACTTACACAGTCCGCGCATTACCGCAGTACCTCTATGTCGGCATAGATACCGAGGGCGATCTTCTTTACGATGTAAACATTCCCATCGCTAATCAAGTGCTGGTTGCAAAGACCGCTAGTGATGTTGCTCGCACTGCCGCTTCTGGCACGCTAACTATTACACAGACTTGCACTTGGGTCACTGCAGCAAATCTTGAGGACTGGCTAGGCATCGGCACAGCTACTGCAGCTGACGCCGCGTTTCTAACAGTGTGCGCCAGTGCAGCTTCACAATTCTGCTGGAGACGCCGAATGGAAGCAGGATATGTGGACTCGCTTACGACTGTCCCTTCGCAAGATGTATTCCTAGGAACCCAGATGTACGGTGGCGCGCTGTACCGCCAACGCGGATCGGTAGATCAATACGCTTCATTCCAAAACATGGGCGTAACCCCAGTGATGGGTCTGAACGGAATGATCCGCCAGTTGCTAGGAATTGATCGTCCGCAGGTCGCCTAATGGCTGTACCTAACTACACAGATCTCTTCAACGAAGGCTACGACGATCTAGTTGCAAAGCTCTCAACGGTCGTAGGGTTACAAGTCAATAACGATCCGCGCAATATCAGTCCGCCAAGCGTCTTTGTCAATATCGACTCTATAGACGGCTATAACTACAATGTCGCAAAACTCAACTTCACACTCCAGATCATCACGCTAGGCCCGGGCAACCTTGACGCCCAAAAAAGCCTGCTCAATATCCTTGCCCAGATTTACGCGTTAAACATTGGCGTCGTATCTGGACGCCCAACCAACCTAGACATCGGCGGCTCGACGCTTCCTGCTTATGAGCTGTCGGTCTCAACTGTCGTGCAGACTGCCTAATCCACACTCTCGGTCTCATTATGTGTCAAACTAAAACCAACACTTCCAAGGAGTAATCATCATGGCTGCAACATCAACTATTCTCTCGAATCCAAAAGTGCTCGTCGGAGCCACAAACTTGACTGGCTGGTGCACTTCTGCCACTGTCACTCGTACTGTGACCGCTCTAAATGACACGGTTTTCGGCAACACGGCAAACACTTTCACCGCTGGTCTTGAAGACAATGAGTGCACCTTGACTCTGTTTCTTAGCTATGCCGCTTCAGCGACTTACGCAACACTTGCACCGCTTGTCGGCACCAAATTAAATATTGTCGTAAATCCTTCGGACGCAGCGGACTCCAGCACGAATCCTGGCTTCACTCTGACAGGCACCTATCTTGAGTCGTTGCCAGTCATCTCCGCCTCGCTCGGAGAACTCCAGTCAATTGACATTACCTTCATGGGTGGCGTCTACTCGGCTGATGTCACCGCATAATTAACGGCCTTCCTTGGCCCGACGAAAGGAAACAAAGTGAAGATCAAACTCACGCTTACACGCGGAGACAAAAAAGAAACACTCATCACAAACCTATTTGCGATCGCTGAATGGGAACGCTTAGAGAATCGTCGAGTGTCTGACGGTCGCGGTATCGGTGCATCAGACATGGCTTGCTGGGCGTACATCATGCTCGGCGTCAAAGGCGAGACACTTCCTGCTACTTGGCGCGAATGGCTTAAAGCGAACCCAGATGTCGAGATCGGCGTAGAGGACTCAACAGATCCAAACCCTACGGACGCGGCTACAGGCGACAACTCGCCGAACTTGTAGTCGCGACAGGGTGGGCTCCCACTTTCTACGCTGACACCTTCGACACGCGAGACCTAACTACCATTGTCGCAGTGCTAGAAAAACAAAACAAAAAGAGGTGAAATGGCTGAAGGAATTGAAACTCGCATAGAGGTCTACGGCCTTAAAGAAGCACTGAAAGAACTAAACAAGATCGACAAGTCTTTACGGCGCGAGATCACTAAAGATTACAAAAGGATTACAGCTGGTCTAGTCTCCGACATTGAATCTGCTATACCCCTAAATTACCCTCTGTCAGGCTGGCAGCGATCTTGGTCTTTGCGCGGTTCTTATCAAGTCTTTCCTTGGCCTACCGAGCACAAAGTCAAAGCGTACATAAACACAAAACCGCCAAAAGAGTTCCGACAAAACACAGTAAACCTCACGACCTTTGCCATTAAATGGCTAGGCGCGGCAGCTTCATTCTTTGACTTCTCAACAAGTAACCGCATGGGCGCTGCACTAACAGCCAAGTACGGAGATTCATCAAGAGTAGTATGGCGTCAATATGAAGCTCACAAAGACGATCTCAATAGTGCTATGGAGACGCTAGTGGATCGCGTTGGCAAAGCCGTCGGACAGAACTTGAAAGCACAATAGTCATGGCTGTAATCCTTCCAATTATCACCGAATTCAATGCCAAAGGCACGCAGAAGGCGATCAAAGAGTTCCAGAAGCTTGAGGGCGCTTCTGCTAAGGCACAGTTTGCAATTAAGAAGGCTGCAGTCCCAGCCGCTGCAGCAGTCGCAGGATTAGGTCTTGCCTTAGTAGGTGCAACCAAGGCGGCAATGGAAGACCAAGCCGAACAGGTACAGCTCGCGCTCGCACTACAGAATGTCACTGGCGCGACCGACGCACAGATCGCATCACAAGAAGACATGATCACAAAGATGAGTCTTGCGTCAGGCGTAGCGGACTCTGAACTTCGCCCGGCACTGGCTTCACTTGTACGCGGAACTAAAGACATTGAGGAAGCAAACAAAGCCCTAGCACTCGCACAAGACATCTCCGCTGGATCAGGGAAAGACCTTGCGACCGTCTCCGACGCGCTTGCAAAGGCTTACGGCGGAAACATGAAAGGACTTGCCGCACTTAGTCCAGAAATTAAAGCAATGATTAAAGACGGCGCATCTTTGGAAGATGTAATGAATGTCCTTGGCGGATCGTTTGGTGGTGCTTCTGCCGCAGCTGCCGCCACTGCCGAAGGCGGAATGAAGCGTCTAGGAATCGCATTAGCAGAGACCAAAGAGTCAATCGGTGCAGCACTGATCCCAGTAGTCGAAGCGCTCCTTCCGTACCTGATCGCCTTCGGCGCATGGGCACAAGAAAACACAAAAGTTTTCCTTATTGTTGCAGGTGCGATCGGTGGAATTGCTGTAACGATCTTGGCTCTCAATGCCGCTATGAAAGTTTATGCAGCCGCACAAATGATCGTGAACGGCGTTGTCGCAGTGTTTAACGCGCTACTACTGGCAAACCCTGTCACACTTGTCATCTTGGCAATCGTGGCGTTTATAGCAATTTTGACCGCGCTTTATTTTAAGTTTGAGACTGTCCGCAAGATCGTGGACACTGTATTTGATGCAATGCTCGCAGGCGGTAAAGCGGTCTTTAACGGACTCACGACCTACTTCACAGGCGTATTTAACATCTACAAATCACTTTTTAACGGCATCGCAAAACTCTGGAACAGCACGATCGGCTCACTGTCGTTTGACTTTCCTGACTGGGTGCCAGGTCTCGGTGGCAAAGGCTTCTCCGTTCCGAATATCCCTATGCTCGCGGACGGTGGAATCGTGACAGGGCCAACGCTTGCAATGATCGGCGAGCGTGGCCCTGAAGCGGTCATCCCATTATCTGGACGCGGTGGTGGAATGGGTAACTACACGATCAACATCACAGGCGGTCTTGGCTCGAGCGCGGAAATTGGCACAGCTGTCGTAAACGCGATCAGAGCGTTTAATAGGCAGAACGGCCCTGCGAACATCGCGGTCGTCTAATGGCTGGCGTAGCGGTACTTGGGTCAGGTAACTACGACCTAGAAATTGACACAGGGTACGACTGGAACGCTTTTACTCTTGACGACGATCTAAAAGGCGAACTAGATAACACCGAATATGTGCTTGACGGTACATCGCAGTTCGCAAGCGTCTTAGACGGCGCGATCTCACTAACTGCTAAGCGCGGACGCGCCAATACTGGCGACCAGTTTGCTTATGGCACGATGAACTTCACACTTAACGACACTTACGCCGACGGAGTGTTTAACCCTTTTGACACGACTTCTCCGTATTACGATCCAGCAAATAATCAGCCTGGACTTGCTCCGCTTCGAGAAGTCCGCTTCTCGCGGTACAGCTCTACGAATGTCAAAGAACTTTTGTGGGTCGGCTACATCGTGAACTACGACTACACATTCACGCTCGGCGGATTGGACACAGTGACCGTAAATTGCGCGGACTTCTCTTACCAGTTAGGGCAGACCTTCCTTGCCGAATGGAATGTCACAGAACAGCTCTCCAGCGCGCGATTCAATGACCTGCTAGATCTGCCAGAAGTCGCCTACACAGGCACACGGAGCATTGAGACAGGCGTGGCGACCCTTGGCGGAGCAGCTGCCTACACAGTCGCCAACGGCACCTCCGTCGCCGCATACGCCAACAAGATTAATGAAGCCGAGCAGGGCAGAATCTTCGTGGATCGCGAAGGCACGATGACCTTTCAAAAGCGTCTAGGAACAACGCTGGGAGTCCCTGTCGCCGACTTTCACGACGACGGCACCCAGATCGGCTACTCGGCTATAGACATATCATTCCAAGCCGACACAGTGGTCAATCGTGCATCCGTCGAGCACGCTGGAGCGGCATCGCCAGAAGTTGCCGAAGACCTAGCATCTCAATCTTTGTATCTAATTCAGACGCGCTCAATAACGGACTCACTTGTCCACAATGACGCCGCAGCTCTCACACTTGCTGAATACCTAATCAGTGCCAACCCAGAGCCGCGCTTCAACTTCTTAGGCACCGAGTTCCCCGGCACACCCGCGCTAGACCAAGACACACTTGCGCTGCTTGATGTAGGCGACTTGATCGCGATCCAAAAGTCGATCACGACTTCGGCAGGCCCAACCCAATTTGCTCAAAATCTCACCATTGAAGGACTTGAGCACAGGCTTACTTTGTCGGCTGGGCATGCAGTCACCTACTTTACAGCACCAACCACAATCGTCTATGAGCTCATCTTAGACGATCTGGTATATGGCACACTTGACGAAGAAAATGTCTTAGGATAGAAACATGCCACTAACGACTTACACCGCTGGAGAAGTGCTTACCGCAGCGTCGCTTAATGCCAACTTCACTTTTGCGGCAACTAACCCAAGTTCTGCGGTAGTGCAGATAAAAAATGTCTTCAAAAGTGACACTTTTAGCACCGCTTCTACAAGTTTTGTTGATGTCACAGGGCTATCTATTTCAATTACACCTACTAGCGCAACCAACAAAATCTTGGTAATGGTCACAGCAAACTTGGCAAGCGATGGAAGTAGTTACGCAGTGTTTGCGCGCCTTATGCGCGACTCAACCGCAATCGCTATCGGCGACACGGCAGGCAGTCGAATTAGATCTACCGCTGGCGCATACCCAAACGGCGGCCTATCACAAACAGCCGCCATGAACTTTTTGGACAGCCCAGCAACAACTAGCGCTACTACCTACAAATTACAAATAATGGTTAACGCGTCAGGTACGGGCTATGTGAACAGAAACAACGGCGACTCAGACGCGGCAACAACTAACCGCACAGTATCCACTATTACAGTGATGGAAGTGACCCCATGACCGACTACGCAGCAGTTTTGACAACAAACTATCCTGGCAAACAATGGACACTAAACAACAACGACTACGACACACTTGAATGGCTTAGTGCAGGCACAGCACCAACCCAAGCCGAACTAGACGCAGCATGGCCACAAGTGGACTACAACAACCAAGTAGCAATTGTAGAAACAACACGCCGCACACAATACGAAGCACAGTCAGATGGGCTGTTCTTTGAGTGGCAACGCGGCACAAACACCCAAGCCGCATGGGAAGCAGCAGTGCAAGCGGTAAAAGATGCGAACCCGTACCCTCCTAACCCTGCTGGCTAGTTTTGTGCTTGCGTTCGTCGTGACCGCTTGTGCAGACCGTTACCGCGAAAACTGCAACACCACTAAATCCAACGGAATACTAGAAAGGCGTTGCCAGTGAACCCAGACAACCGCTTAAGCAACGAACAGATCAAAGCTCGATTAATCCTCATCGTAGGAATCGGACTGACTGCATCGTTCGTCATGGCAATCGCA